GCCGTTGCAACCAAAACTGACTTAGTTTGTTTCTTGGGTGTTGACGCTTACAAGTTGATGTTGGTTAATTTGAAGAACGCCAATTTGTTTCACTATGTAGCCGATGCTGCAACTGAAATGGAAATGGTTTATCCTGGAACTAATATGAAGTTGATCGCCGTTGGTGGTTTGAACGGAACAAATAAATTGTTTGCTGGTTCATTGTCAAACTTCTTCTTAGGAACTGACCTTGCAAACGAAGAGGAAATCGCAAAACTTTGGTACTCTGAAGATTCTGACGAAGTTCGTTTCCGTTTGACTTTCAAGTATGGTGTGCAGGTTGCATTCCCATCTGAAGTTGTTTATTTCACCCTTTAATCTGAGATAGGATGCCTTGTTTATTAACATCAGGATTTACCCTTGATTGCAAAGAAGCAATCGGTGGTATCAAAAGCATCCACCTAATCAGTTGGACTGCATCAAAGTTTACCGTTGTTAGTGGTGTAGTTACTGCAACAACTGTGGTGAGTGGCGATGTATACACTTACGAGCTACCGAAAGCAACCGGATCATTGACAAACACCACAAATGTTTCGATTGAAAACGGCACATCTTTCAACCAAGCTGACATTGTGTTCAAACTTCGCAGATTGTCAACAACCAAACGCAACGAGATGAAACTTCTTGCACAAGGTCGTTGCTATGCAATCGTGAAAACGAACAACGATGAGTATTGGTTAGCCGGTAAGGACTTGGGTTGTGATGTGACTGCAATGGTCAGCAACACGGGTACTGCAATGGGTGATTCTACTGGATACGAAGTAACTCTATCTGCAATCGAAGCCGAAGCACCTTTCATCTTGCAAGGTTCGGTGGTAACTACATTAGGAATTTAAGTACGCTTGATTCATAGAGAAAGGGGGTGGGCATTTGCTCACCCTTTTTTGTTACATAAAACTCAAGTCGCTATTTTGTATTGATGTTGGTAATTAATAAACTGCAAACCAAATTTTGGTATTTGACTTTGACGGAGAAAGCAAGTGCAGCATCGTATGTATTTACCTTCACTCACCGACAAACGGAAACGGTATTGACAAGAACATTGACCGATGTCAGCACACAAACGGAGAGATACAACAAATTCCAATTCATTGAAGGCACAACGGGAACACTCTTGGAAGGCGAACACGAATATAGTGTAAGCACCAGCGGTGGAACACTTTGTGAAATCGGAATCCTAAAAGTAGAAACAACATCAAGCGTGACACAATACACTCCAACTTTAATAGAAAAAATACACACAATATGAGCAACTCAACAAGCATTTTGGCTGGTGGCGATGGATTCAAATATCACGGCACGGGTACAGTCACATCAGTAGGTTATGCAGCACTTGTAGTCCAAGAAGACACGGTGTTCACTTCATTCTCAGTAGACGGAACAAATGTTCTTTCAGCTCGTGGATTGAGTGCAATCACACTTCAGCAAGGAGCATATCTACCTGCAGGTGGGGCGTCTAAAATCACAGGATTCGTCATCTCTTCAGGATCAGTAATCGGCTACTAAAATGATAGGCATCGGAATTGGCACTCGAAATCGCCTATATAAAGGTCAAGCGTGGGATATTGTACAAGGTTACAAATCACGCATCACAACTGACGGAGGGTACTATGAAGGTATCTCTTGTTTACTTAATAAATTAAACAACTTATGAGCAATCTACTAAGTCAAGCGTCACTCGTGATGATTCCGAGTGGCTACAAAGAAGATGTTGTTTACTCACCAATTCCCACAACGGGTGCGGGTGATTTATCATTCACACGAGCATCCAACGGAACCCGAATAAATAGTGCGGGGTTGGTGGAGGTTGTGCCGTGGAATTTGTTAGAGTATTCAAATACTTTTAGCAATGCAAATTGGGGCTTATCGGATGCGACAGTAACGGGTAGCCAAGCGGGTTATGATGGTACAAATAATGCTTGGAAATTACAATCAAGTGGAGGTACAAACACTTATATTGCGCAAGGCAGTTATTCTGCAATTCGCACACAAAGCGTTTATGCGAAGGCAGGAAATACAAGTAAATTTTCTATAATTGTTGGTGGCTATGGCAATGGAATGCAATTTGATTTGTCAAATGGTACGATTGTAACAAATAGCAATAGTTCATATTTTAGTGGCTCTATTACTTCGGTAGGGAGTGGATGGTATTATATTGTAGTTACAATACAAGCAACTGCACCTACTTATGCAATGTTAGTTGCCCCACAAAATTTATCAAGTGGGGGCATTACTCTTGGCGATTATGTTTTTATTCAAAACGCACAACTAAACATCGGCTCAACCGCCAAACCCTATTTCCCCACTACCGACCGCTTAAATGTACCACGATTAACTTATCAAAATGGCGGGGGCGGGTGTCCAAGTTTGTTGTTAGAGAAGCAGTCTACGAATTTGTTAAGTTATAGTGAGCAATTCGACAATGTGGTGTACGATAAAACGGGTGGAGCAATAACCGCAAATTCTACAACAAGTCCCGATGGTACAACAAATGCCGATTCTTTTATTGAAGATTCAAGCACGGGATTTCATTTTTTACAACAAGCGTTTACTGCGTCAGCAATATCATACACATATACTGTTTATGCAAAAAATGCAAGTGGAACTCGTAAATTAGTACTTCGTGAGGGTGTAAGTACGGGGGCGTTTGGCACATTTGATTTGGTTAATGGCACGGTCACAAATTCGGGAGCGGGTGGAACTGCATCAATTGAAAGCGTTGGCAACGGATGGTATAGATGTGCAATGACATTTACCGCAGTTGCGGGGGCAAGTACTTTTCAAATATTTATTAGCAATGCAAGTACTTTTGCATCTTATACGGGAAATGGAACAAGTGGGTTTTATTTATACGGCGCTCAAGTTGAAGCATCATCATACCCCACATCCTACATCCCAACAACATCAGCAAGTGCAACAAGGGTGGCGGATGTTTGTAGTAAGACGGGGATAAGTAGTTTGATTGGGCAGACGGAGGGGGTGTTGTTTGCGGATGTTACTTTGACAACTCGTCAATCATTTAGTTATATTCTAATTAATGATTCGGGGAGTTCAGCAAATTATATTGGAATTTATTATAGGTCAACTGCGTTTGAAATTGAAGTAGTCAATGGAGGAGGTTTACAAGCAAATATAATTTCTAACAATTCAGCAACAGGTCGATTCAAAATTGCAATTGCTTACAAATCAAATGATTTTGTTTTATATATTAATGGAACGCAAATAGGCACAGACACAAGTGGAAGCGTTCCAACTTGTAATAAATTGGACTTGTTTTATAATGGTGAACAACCTTTTCAAATTAACCAAGCCATACTATTCCCAACCCGCCTAACAAACGCAGAACTTGCCTCACTCACTACCTTATGAAAACCTTTTTGAAATTCGAGTTCACCCCTACACAATGGGCAACACTTCGCAAGTTAATAGAGCAAACCACAACCACACCCGACGGAGAGCAAACAAGTTGGGTTGATTGTGCAGTTGTTGAAATTGGGTTTATTTGTTTAGAGTGGGGGCAAGTGGATGACAAACCCGTTTGCACAAAGCAGTCGGACAAATGGGCGGTGGATATTCTATTCTATGCAGAAGTACCGAAAGAGTTTGAGCCGTATGCGGTTTATCCAAATCCGTGTGGGGTGCATACATTTAGCGGTGATGAGAGTTTGTATCTCAAGACCTTTTGTGCCAAGTTTCCCGATTCACCTTATTGCATAATCCCAACGAATGAAACACCTTCATAATGACACCACCGCTGCGATTGCAACGGCTATCTCTGGCAGTTCGGCAGTTCTGCATTTTGCAAATACTTGGCAACCTTTGTTTGCACTTGTGTTGGCTCTTGTTGGTATTGTTTCGGGTTTGTTTGCGATTCGTTACTACGCAAAGAAAATTGATGCGATAGATGGCAAAGGCAAATAATATCAGCACCTTCAGAGCAAAGCCAAAGAATAAGCTCCGCAGACATACCAAGCACATCAACAAACACAAATCGTGCAAACCAAAAAGAGGACAAGGATAAAGGGTTATTTTGAACCGACACCGAAACGATTCAGAGTGCTTGGTGATTCCATTGCCGGTGCATCTTTGTTTGTTGCCAGTTTGAACCTTGACCACCCAAAGTTGATGTTGATCATCGGCATCGCTGGTGGAGTTGGAAAGTTCGTCACAAACTTCTTCACCGATGAAACAAGTTAAATTCAACGGATACTACAAAGAGGAATCTCCAAAGTCACAAATCTACTTGCATCATACTGCTGGAGGTGGTGACGGAGTTGCAACCTTTCAGTTTTGGGATGCTGATCCAGTAAATATCGCAACCTGCATTGCGATAAGTCGCACGGGTGAAATCGTGATCGTGCAAGGGTTTTCGTCTAAACATTGGGCGTATCACTTAGGACTCAAATCATCACACTTTCAAGGAGTACCATTCACCAAACTTGACAAGACATCCATCGGGATTGAGATTTGCAATTGGGGATACTTGGTAGAGAAGAACGGCAAGTTCATCAATTATGTCGGCAAGGAGGTGAAAGACATCTGCAAACTCGATAAGCCATACAAGGGATACACCTATTTTGAGAACTACACAAAGGAGCAAATCGCATCAGTCAAAGAATTGTTGTTGTTGTGGCGTGACAAATATGGCATTGACCTAACTTATCACGAAGATATTTGGGCAGTCACTAAAAGAGCTTTGTCAGGCAAGAACGGAGTGTTCACTCACAACTCAGTTCGTGCAGATAAAATTGATGTTTATCCCCACCCCGATTTGATTAGTATGTTGCAATCACTTTAAGTTGCTATTTACTTTCAATGATCTTCCAAAGAATCAACTTTCACGACAATG